GCCTGCTACATGTACAGTAGATTTATTTCATTTAGTACCAGCAAAAGGAACAGGAACAAGTGCAGCTCCGGATATGGCATATGCATTAACAGTTGCAAGCGGCTTAGAAGTTTCGACAGATACAGGTATCATATTTCATACAGAAGAATCAGTCGACTTTTCTCAAGATCCAGAAATAACAGTTTATGAAATTGATGGTGCTGGTAATGTTGTGCGATATTTGTTAAAGAAACAAGTTAAGGTAATATCCGGTACAATTAAATCTATAAATTTTAGTTTTGGTGACCCAAAGCCGTATGATAAAATTATATTGCCTGATACAAATATAATCGATATTATAAGTTGTACAGATTCAGCCGGCAATAAATGGAATGAGACAGATTATCTAGCTCAGGATACAATTTTTGAAGATATTGCAAATATACCTTTTAATGATCCAGATCTATCAGTTTATAGATCAACAGTGCCATACATATTAAAATTGAGAAAAACTGCTAGAAGGTTTGTATCTAGAGTAAGAGATGATAATAGGATTGAATTATTATTTGGTTCAGGAGTGTCTTCTGATGCAGACGAAGAAATTATTCCTAATCCTAAGAATGTAGGACATGGATTAGAATACCTAAGACGTACTACTACATCTAATATTGATCCTACAAACTTTTTGTATACTAGTACATATGGTATTGCGCCATCGAATACGTCATTAGACATTAGATATTCATACGGCGGAAAAATGGAAGAAAATGTAGGAATTAGTTCAATCGTAAATATTAATTCTGTATCATATCTTAACGAAACTGGTTTAGTAGATTTAACTGCAACCAAGTCATCATTAGCGGTCATAAATAGTGAGCCGGCTGTAGGAGCTCGAGCAAGACAAGATTTAGATTCTATAAGACAAAATGCTATGGCAGCGTTTGCAGCACAGAATAGAGCAATTACAAGAGAAGATTATATATCTAGAGTATATTCTATGCCATCTAGATATGGTACAATTGCTAAGGCATATGTAATAGGAGATACACAAATAAATACTGCAGATAAAACATATCCTGCAGAAACTATATCAAATCCATATGCATTAAATTTATATATTTTAGCACAAGATGCCGAAAATAATTTTACAGATGCAAACCAAGCTTTATTAGAAAATTTAAGAACGTATTTATCACAATATAGAATGTTAACTGATGCACTTAACATTAAGTCAGCATTTATTATAAACTTAGGAATTAATTTTGAAGTTATTCCTACACCAAATGTCAATTCTAATGAAGTTGTGTTAAGGTGTATTGCTCGACTAAAGGTATTACTAAATAACGATAGAATGCAAATTAATGGACCGTTAAATATTTCATCGATTATATCAGATTTAGACAGTATAGAAGGTGTACAAAGTATTCCACTTTTTGAGTTTACAAATCTTCATTCTACTAGTAAAGGTTATTCCGGGAATCAATACGATATTAATAGTGCAATAAAAAATAATATTTTATATCCATCATTAGATCCTAGTATATTTGAAATAAAATATCCTAATGCAGATATAAAAGGTAAAGTGGTTAAGCCATAGGGATAAATTATGAACAGAATATATTACGCAGAAAGAGATACAACAATATATGAACAATACCCAGATCGTAATACTGGTATTGATGAAATATTGGAACTCGAAAAAATTACTTCCGGATCTATTAATAGTAAAACTGGCTTTATAGATGCTAATACATATAATAGTAGAATATTAATCGACTTTGGTTCGGAGATAACATCATTAGCACAATCAATAACAAATGGAGATATTCCATCACTTAGTAATAGTAATATAACATCGGCGTCTATATTTGTAAATCTACATGCTTCCGACGCTTCAGATTTGTTACAATCATATACAATTAAAGCATATCCTATATCCGAATCTTGGGACAATGGTAATGGTTATACGTCTGACAATCCTTCAACAAAGGTAGGGTCGTCTTGGTATAATAGATCAGGCGATGCAGTAGCACAAAGTGTTGTGACATGGGACACTGCTAATGCACATAGTAAGAATACATCGGCCGGAACAAGTAATAGTTCAGGAGGCGCAACATGGATAACAGGATCGGGATATGAAGCATCTCAGTCATTTGAAAACCAATCACCGGACATTAGAATCAACGTAACTGACATAGTGAAGCAGTGGGTGGACAATAATATTAGTAACAATGGCTTCATTATTAAAAGACCTTATTCAGATGAAATAAGTGGTGATTTAGGTGGTTCGATAAAGTTCTTTGGAAGAGAGTCTCATACAATATTTGTTCCTAGATTAGAAGTATGCTGGGATGATCAACGTACGGCATCAACTACAGGAATAACTTCTAATACATATGTTCCGTATTTTAAAAATATAAAGCCAGAATATAGGACTTCAGATATAGCAAGATTTAGATTAGGCGTTCGTCCGGAGTTTCCTACTAAGTCATATACAACATCATCATTTTATATAACAGAAGATATTCTACCTATATCAAGTTCATATGAAATTATCGATTCTGTAACAAATGATGTTATAGTGCAAGATGAAAAAATATTTAGCAATTCAACAACTAAGATTAGTAATGATAATGATGGCAACTTTTTTGATTTAAGAATGGATAGTTTTATGCCAGAAAGATATTATAAAATAAAGTTAACATGTAGAAGATCATATGATACACAAACATATGACGACTTTTACTTTAAGGTAGTGAACTAATATGGCAAGTGAAAAAAATAAGTCGGAAATAAAGGTTGCAAATAATCGATACACTGCTGCATCAAGTAAGGAAGAATCTACTACACCGGACTTGAATGAAATGTTATTGAACATCATGAAAGATGAATATCCGGATGATGTTTTATATGCCAATGATCGACTTAGACCATCTTCTCCGGATAGACAAGCAAGGGATAGTTTTAAGTCTTCTAAAGATATGGTATCTCCTAAATTATATGATATAGCAATTCGTAATGAAAAAAATGTATTAGATGTATCGACAGAAAAAAGTGAATTTGCTACATATCCATTACTTAAAACATATCCGACAGTAGATGAAGATATCTTAGATGATCTAATTGATGAAGAATGGGAGTATTTTGAAGATGATGAAGAAGAAGATATCGAAATTGCTGCTCCGGTCAAAACCACCGGACTATTTCTAGTAAATTCAGATGTTGATTTGGTCGACATCCATGACATGTATATCGATCAAGGACCTCAAAACATATCGGAAGATGAAGATGACTTTAATCCGTTCTGTGTGTTTTTTATACGAAACGGGGTTGCGTATGCAATACCGACGTACAAGACATTAGAAGTAATGTTAGTTGAAAGAGGATTATCATATGATGCAATTACAGAAGCCACATCTGATCAAATGAAAGAATTCGACTTATCATTAGATGGCGACACTGGAAACGATGATACGTATGGTCCAGGCGTAGAATTAGATGAAGACGGCGATGATGATATTTCACAATTAGAAGAGTTTAGAGCTCGATCATTACCAACACGTGATAGTGATTGGACACAACAAATACGATTTAGATCTGGATATAGACCTAAGGCTCCTTTTTTAAGAGATCCTGGAGATTATATTAAGCCTGAAAGTATGCGATCGGTAGATGGGCGTACTGGTGTTGATGAAGACGGAAATGCTTTACCACCAGATATATATCAAGAACAAGATCCTAATGATCGATATTTTGATCGAGTATTTCAAAAACAAACATATCGCGAAAGTTTACGTGAAATCCATGAAGGCAAGATGATTATTGCAGATTGGCCATCTCCAGATTATGTTAGTCAAGAAGTATCCATGGGAACATCAATTGCATCGGATGATGCCGTCCTCAATTTACGTATGATGATTAATGGACACTGGAAACGTGTAACTGATGGGCGTACTATGAAATTGTATGCATATACGAATGAAATTGATTTATCTCTTTATCAACCTGGCCAAGGCAGATATGGCACTAATGGATATATTCAGTTATTGATTGACGGTGGAGGTGTTACTGTAGTTCAACCTAGTAGAGGAACACCTTCTACAAATGATGTAATTGATCCTGATTCTAAGTCTGATATGGTTAGAAAAGCTGAGCCGTTATGGAATGCGTTTCCTCATATTATAGAAGCGGATGATGATGGAAGGTCCGGATTAGATTTTCCTGAGTATCAAGAATACTTAGATAATTTCTCAAACGGACAACAACCATTCGAAATAGATTATTTACAACCATATGAGCCTGCAGGATCAATAAAATATTATCCAGAACAACAGTATGCAGATTTAATTGCACAAGCACTTGAACAAGAACAGATCGATGTTATAAAAGAACAAATATATGAGTTATGGCCTTCAATTGTTTCTAAAATTGTATCGGCTAAAACACAACAAGATGCATTGCCATCAGACTACGGAGACTATGTTGTAAAAATGTTAGGGCCTAAAAGTCCTTTATATAGAGTAATGTTATCGAAAGATGGTAAATGGAAATATATTAAAAAGAAAACGTGGCCAGGTAAAGACAAAATAAAAGTAAAAACATCAGATACTAAATTATTTAAAGTATGTAAAAGAAGAGTTGGTATTAAATCTTCACTTAATGAGACACAAGAAAAAAGATTAGTTGAAAAATATAAATGGATGAAGACGGTTCAGCGTGATAAATTTATGGCATGGGCATCTGGTGGAGCACAGGCTGGTGTAGGTGCAGGATCAGTTGTAGCAGCAGGAGCGGGAGTTTATTTAGCTGGACAAATTAGTGTCGCGGTAGCAGCTGCAGGCCAAGCAGCATTTGCGGCATCGTTAGCAGCAAGTGGAATTACAGTATTACCGACCGTAGTAGTTACGGCGGCCGGACCTACCTTAGGAGCAACATTGGGCGCATTAGCAACCAATCCTATTACAATAGGTGTTGCAGCACTAGCAGGAGCATTAATATTGACAGACGCATTAATGGGAGAAGTTCCAGCTGATGAATATGATTTACCTCCATGGAGATTTATCGACGATCAATGGTATTTACAAGCTTGTATATTGAATGAAATTGATGACCATGTAGAAGGATTTAAGTTAGCAGCTGATGCTGCAGATACGGCAATACCATATATTGCAGATATAATCACTCAGTTATATGACGGAATGGATGGTGTGGATAAAGCATTATTAGATGCGACAGATGCCGATGAATTCAAACAAGTATATGAATACATATTGTCCGTACAAACTATGGTTGATGAATTAAATAATACAGGATTGTATTCATTAGGGACTCAATTAAAGTCAGAGATAGATATTTATTTAAGTAATAAGTTGAGAGGCCAATACAATGCCATTCAATACTTAAGAAAACGAGTTTATAAGAGTGGCAACTTTTGGAAAAAGAAACGAAAGTACGGGTTAGTTTGGCCTCGAGGTCCACAAAACATCTTGAACGAATATGTACCGGGATGTACATTTGATAATTATATACCAAAAGTTTAAACATGGCATTAGATAGATTTTCAAATATAAAAGAAATACAAGAAACAAATGGCATCGTACGTGGTGTTGTTTGGAACGAAGAAGACTTAGACATATTAAAACTAGATCTGAAACGTATTAATCCTGAACAACGTCCAGTTGTAGAAATACATTTATATACAATAGGATCAGAATCTGATTATATAACCGGAGGCTGTATAGATGATTTTAATGTTAAGAATGGTCAACTGTTTATTGATTATGGTAAGGCATGTCAGTCATTAGGAATTGAACGTGGCCAATTTGAAGTTGTAGTAAATGTATACAAAGATTTATTAGGATCGAAAGAAGAGCCAGGACTTTGGATAAAAGAAATATCTGATGATCGTCGTGAAGTTTGGATTCAAGCATTTCCAGACGCAGATATAGATGTAGCAGAATATATCGATAGTTTTGGTTCCGGGCAATATGCAGAAAAAGTATATGAGAAAGATGATGAAGGCGAACTAATATTAGATCAAGATGGCAATGCTATATTACAAGCAGTTATTGAACGTCCTTTATCTGATGATATTGCACTTAATTTAGGCAACAACCAAATTTTAAAAATAATTAATCAGAAAGATTGGCAATCAGAAAATGATTTTGTTGTTAGATTATATAAACCACTTCCGGACAATATTAATGTTAAAGATAAATTATGGACAATAGAACAACTATCAGATGCATATGTTGATAATATATCATTAGTAGGCCCAGGTATAGCTGATTCGAAAAGTCGAGAATTATTAGGTCCAAATTTTGATATAGATGTTTCTAAAGGTACTATAACAGAAACAGACTTCAAAACATGGAATAGTTTATTAGATGCTAATACTTCAACGTCACAACAAATAGTAGATCAAATATTTTCAGGCTCTCTAGGACAATCCGTTAACATTGATTATTCTGGTTTTCAAAATTTTATTCATTTTTCATCGGCTACAGAGCGGTTAGCTAATTTTAAATACAAATTAGGATTAGTTGAATATTATGATAGTCGTATTAAGACACTAGAAACAGCTACCGGCACTGATGCAAATGCTCTTGAAGGAAATGTAGCTGTTAATAGAGAAAGAAAAAATGAAGTGATTGGTAATTTTGATGGGTTTGAACGATGGTTATATAATAATCCTACTTCTAGTATATTTACTAATCAAACAGTATATTCAGATAATACAAATACTGATGGAATATATGCTGCTGAAGGAGGATTTATAGGAGCGAATCATTATCGATTAGAATCATATCCTAAATATCTTTCCGGCAGTAAATATTATTTACATCATTCAACATCTAGTTTAGCAACTTCTTGGTATAATGGTTGGTACGCGACTGCGTCTTTATATGATACCGAGAACAATAATTCTTTACATAGATCAATACCTGATCATATTAGGTTAGATAGTAATAATAGTGAATATGAATTATTTGTTAATATGATCGGCCATCACTATGATATTTTATATACTCATATTGAAAATTTAACAAAAATATACAAACCAGAAGAACATCCTAAGTTAGGTCAAAGTAAAGACACTTTATATCAAGTAGCAGAATCATTAGGATGGAAGCTTCAAAATGGAAATCAAGCATCTCAATTATGGCAATATAAATTAGGAGTTGATTCTGGATCTGGCGCATATGCAACAACTGGCGATCTTTTTTCTAAACCAGATGAAGAGATTACAACAGAGATTTGGAGAAGGATAGTTAACAACTTGCCATACTTACTTAAAACAAAAGGTACTGCAAGGTCAATTAAAGCGTTAATGAATACATATGGTATTCCTCAGACTTTATTAAGTATAAGAGAATATGGCGGACCTAAGGTGGATGAAGACACCCCAACACTGATTGAAGATAGATTTTCATATGCATTACAATTTAAAGGAGCAGCAGTAAATAGTACAACAACACCTTATATAAAACATGGTGTAAGAACATATACAACAGATATTGGCAGATGGGGGTTTGTTAGACCTCATTTAAGTTCTGGAGATGACATTCCTCCGCAAACAAGAGAGGTTAGATTCAAGCCGGCTGTAAAAGAATCAATGCTGTTACTTACTCATGCATTTGATTACAATATAGGAGGGGTACAATCCGATCAAGATAGTAGAGTGTATATGCAAATAGCCATTCAACATACTGGATCTTATTCAGGTTCAGATGAATATGGACGTTTGGTTTATTCTCAAGCGAGGGGGTCTGATAAACTAACTTCTTCAGCAGGTGTTGCAACAGGTTCAACTGATTGGGTGCCTATATATAATGGAGAGTTTTGGAACTATAGACAGTTCTTTACAACAACAGGTTCAGATGCTGGAATTTATAATTTAGGAACAAGCTTAAATACAACATATCATCATCAGATACAAATGTCATCAGATTATATAGATGATAAAATAATACATCAAACTAGTGCATCATTTACTCCTATCAATCAATATCATGGTCAAGGTTGGGGAGTACAAGAAAGTCATGGTTCGGGTGGATTTCGTTATATACGATTAGGAGGCTGGCCTGGAACTGGTGGTTCAAAAGATGCATTTGTTGTTAATAGAGGTTTGAATCGAGTTATTGCTAATAATCCGTCTATATCTACTCAAACACCGACTATAATGTCGTTCTCCGGCTCGATGCAAGAGTATAGAGAGTGGTTGGAGGATGTAGGACAAACTGCATTTAATTTACATACAACAAATCCTTCGTCATATGTATCAGGTATTAGTCCTACATCATCATTTGATACATTAGTTAGGCATTATCCGTTAGGAACTGAACTAAATGCTGTTGATCATTCGGTAGCAGAATATTTGATATTATCATCATCTCATCCGGCACAAACAGTACTAGATTCTCAAATACCATATGATAATCATATCAATTCTGGTAGTTCATATGCATCAATGTCGAACTTTCCAACACCTACAAATACGCAACGAGGAAATTATGAGCCGGTAGAAGAAACATATTATGTGCAAGGAGTTTCATTAGGAGGAAATGTACCTAGATCACAAAAAATAAGATTAGAGGATAATGAATTAGTTAGACGATTGTCTCCTAAAACATCTGCAGAAAAATCTAGATTTGATAGAGCTCCGATTGATACAAATAAGTTAGGATTATTTTATTCGGCAGCCGACCAAATAAATAAAGAAATATTTAATCATGTAGGAGATGTGGCATTAGATGATTTTGTAGGAGACCCTGATCATGAGTTTACATTTGATTATCCGGACTTAACTCATTTCTCAAAGGAATATTGGAAAAAATATTCTGATAAAAATGATATAAACGCTTATTTAAGGGTATTCAGTCAGTTTGATTATTCACTATTTGATCAAATAAAACAACTGTTACCGGAGCGTGTTGATGAGTCAATGGGGTTATTAGTTGAACCACATGTATTAGAAAGGGCAAAAGTTAGATTAACAAAAAAACCTATAATTACAAATCCACAATATGATAGCCGTATAGAAGATCCGGTGAAAAATGTATCCGGTGATACACTCTTATTATCAGCTAGTATAGATTCTCCTGTAAAGGTCACTGATAGTGTACAAGTATATAATGTAGGTAGTAGTGGTTATTCTGATACTAGTAATTATTTAGCAAATATGCATACGTTGTCTAGCGGTGACCCATATAAGCCTGCAACATATAAACATATATATAAATTCTTTCCATACAAAACAGACCCTGTTTCTGCAGCCGCGATGAATTTGCCAATGGAAATTACTGGGACATTATCTCCTTTAACATATTCACCGACTGGTAGTATAGTTTTAACACCTAGGCCGAGTAGTGTGTTTAGTTTAGATGTTTTACATTATTCCGGAAGTATATCTTTAGATAAACGTACGAGGAATATTTTTACTGCAATAAGTCGTTCTTTAGGCGAAGGAGTTCCGAGTAAATATAATTATTCGAGAAGTCTAGATGATGCAGGGTATATGGATGATTTTAATAGTATGACAGAAAATTTAAAATTTGAAGGTTGTAGAATATCAGCACCTGGAATCAACCTTCCTTCAGCGATTAGTGCATTAGGACAAAAGTCTGTTGTAGAAGTGTTTGAAACGAATCCAAATACATTAGTATTTAATAATCAACCAAATTCAACAAATCCAGGTAATTTAGAAGTTAGATAAACTTATGCATAAGCATATTTATTAAAAAGATAGGGAATAACAATGGGATACTTAAACAACTCAACAATCACGGTCGATGCAATTCTTACTAAAAAAGGTAGAGAACTTCTAGCAAGAGGTAGAGACGAATTTAAAATTACACAATTTGCATTAGCAGATGATGAAGTCGATTATGATCTATATAATCCAGAACATCCTCTAGGTACTGCATACTATGGCGCGGCGATAGAAAATATGCCAATAGTAGAAGCATTAGCAGATGAAACACAAATGCTAAAATATAAACTAGTTACATTACCGAAAGGGACTGCACGTATTCCTGTTGTAAGAGTTGCACAAAGTACTATAGAGTTAAATGCAAATGAAAGTACAACAATTACTCCATCCACAGTTAATTTTGGAGGAGGAAATAGAAGATTTGGATATACTGCAATATTATCTGATTCTGATTGTGCTGATATTGTTGCAACAAGAGGCGCAAGAAATTCTGCTGCATCAGTTCCACAATTTATAGGAGATTCTGAAGCAGCACAATCAATTACAGTATCAGGAACTCAATTTGAAATAACTGCAAAAGAGTTATTGAGTGCCGATAAACAGGTTACAATATTGTTTATTGGTAATGAGACTGGTGGTAGAGCTTCTGTGACACTAACGGTTAAGAAAGTTGAGGTTGCAACAGTAGGACAACCACAAGCATAATAAAGGGAAATAAAAATGGCAATATATAATAGAAGAATAAGTAGAAGAGGCCCAGTTGCATTTAGGAGAAATAATCCGGTAGCTGCAACATCTCAAGTTGAAAGTTTAGCTAGACAGTTAGCTAATCAAATTATCAGAGAACGTGAGCAAGCAAAGGCACGTCAAAGATTAGGACGTATATTTACTGAGTTTGATCCTACTGATGATGTATTGCCAAATAATATTGAAACTGTAACAAGAGGTTTATTTGCAGGAAACACCGGTAGTCTTACAACAATGTTTACTTCTTCAAATCTTACTGCTACCCAAAAAACATATTTTCAAGAAATATTTTCAACAGGAGATCCTGCATCTAATAACAGTGCAAATTCAGAACTTTCTATTGCATATGGTAATTTTGGAGGGTCTGGGTCAAAAGATTTAACAGGTAATCTTAATAATGATACTCCAACAAGAGCAATATATAAACAATATGCACAATTATTACTTGCTCCAAATGATAAAAAGTTTACAATTAATGGTGTAGATACAAATCAAATATATGTATTAAATTTTAATAGAGCAAGAGTTAGAGAAAAATTAGATCCAGGTAATTTTGAGTTGTCATTAGCACAATTATCAGGTTCGGCACCAGGAGGTATAAATGCTAGCCTAGTCCCTAATGCAGCTCATACAGGTTCAAATGTAAAGGTTTCTGGAACAGGACAATTTATTCAAATTATCGATGATTCATCATTATCATCAGGTGGTGGTATTTCAGAAGGTGGATTAGTATATAATTTAGTTTCTGGTTCGATTGATGAGGGTACTAGTATTCATAATTCAACAAGTCCAGTATATTATGGATTGTTATATCCACAACATGGGGTTGCTATATTGAATGGCGAACAACTAAATAAAGATATCTCAAATGGTGGTGTTAATTTTAATTCAGTAACAGGGTCGGCAATACAAGGAGCAAATGCAGTAAAATTATTTACATCTTTAAATGCTTCAAATGCATTGACGCCTGCAGGTGTTAACGGAGGAATTCAAGCAAGATCATCAGAACAAGTAAAATCTACATATTATTTTGTTAGAGTTAAAAATGCAGAATATAATTATTCTAATAATCCTTCGTTTGTTACGGGGTCGTTAGGAGAATTATTCTTTAAGACTATGACATCAGATCCTCAGGTATATATAACAACTGTAGGTCTTTATAATATGAGAAGAGAGTTATTAGCGACTGCAAAGTTATCACAACCGTTATTAAAAAATTATACTAGAGAAGCTCTTATTAAGGTTAAGTTAGACTTCTAAATTAAATTAGTAAGATGATATGCCAATTATACCGTCAGTATTTCAGCCTATCCGGGCAAATGATTACCAGCAAAGGCCGGTAAAAACTTATAAACATTATAGAGTAACATCTAACAATTTCACATCTACCTCCGGATATTTTAGACATAATGCTGTTTATCGTAAACATACTCCTCATATCCAAGCAAATGATGGCCAGGGTATAGGTACTAGAGTATATCCAGTTAATTCAGATGATGCTACAAATCAACATGTTATTTGGAATGTTATTGATCATAAATATTATCGTAACTATAGCCCTGCAGGTGCAGCAGACTTTTTAGATATAAATACACAAACTAGATTTTTGTGGCAATCAGCTTCTATATTTACAGCACCATATGGGCAAGTAGGTGAAAAGATAAAACATGGGTCGTTAATGTTGACCTCATCAATAGGCGGTAGTCATATACATTTATCAGATGACGGGAATGGTAATTTGACTGATAATGCAATTGTTATTAATAATTTTGCTTCTAGTAGTAGAAATTTCTTTCACATGTCATTTAATAATTTGTATAGAAAGTTTAATGATTACGATGAATTAGGATCGTTATCAAAAGATATAACTTATAATCTAAATAAAGTAGAAAAATCTGCCATAATAAATAATTCAATAAATATTGTAAGTGGAATTGAAGTTACTAGTAGTGCTGTTTTAGCAACACCATCTGGTTTATCAGCTAAGTTTGATAATACTTTAGGCAGTCATATTAGAATACCACATAATAATAAATTTGATAGATTCGGCCGTTATGATGACTGGACAATATCATTTTGGCATAAATATAATAGTACAGATGAACATACAATATTATCTAAATGGGGCGTAAAAGAAGAAATATATTTAGATAGTGTTGATGGTAAACGTAAATCACGTACTGTAAATAACAATCCAACCCAAGGTGCTAGTTCGCCATTAATGACAGCTGCAAACTTTGAAAGTAACAATATACGTACTCCTATGCATATTGTAGCTAATGAAGTTGATCCTGGCGGACTTACATATGAGTTTATAGCGTGTGATGGAAAGAAAGCAACATTAGTATCTACCGGCGAAGTTTCAATTACTAGTGCAGATTGGCAACATATATGTGTTAGAAATTCTGCATCCAAATTGGAAATTTTTGCAAATGGAGTAACTGGATCTGGAGGAACAACAGGAACATTGCCAGACTTTACATCAAATATAGCTGATGTTGTAATAGGTAATACTAATAATGAGAGACAAGATGGTATTGAATTTCATATAGCAGAACTAAGAATGTATGATTATGCCGTTAATAATGATGGTATTACATCTTTAGGAAATAATCATTATATATCAGCTTCATGTTATCAAACTAATGTAGTAGGTAATGTATTTTATAAAAATGCGCAAGTCGTTGCCTCATCTCCATTACCTAAATATAATTCAGGTTCAGGAATATTCGGCAATACATGGAATGTACAATACCGTGGTACTCATACAATATATGAAAATGAATGTTTAATTCGTGTACCAAAAGATCAATTTAATGTTACAATGAATCCAACGTCAACATATCGTCCAATAACAAATGGTCAACCGAATAATACAGAACAAGGGCTATTAGTGCCTGGCGAGTTACGTAAGGGACTATTTATATCCGGTACATTAAAACCTTATATCACATCAATTGGGTTATATAATACCAATGCCGAAATGTTAGCAACAGCAAAATTAGCACAGCCTATTCAAAAAAATCCAGATATTGATATGAACTTCATTGTTCGTTGGGACTACTAATATTTATATAAAATAGAGGAATTAGTTATGGCATGGAGATCAAAATCCAAATTGCGTGCAAATGCAATTAAACACGGTTATAGAAGTGGGTTTGAACATAAAGTATCAGACCAACTTAAAGAAAATAAAATTAAATTTGAGTATGAAACTACGGTTATAGATTATATAAAGCCGGAGACAAATCATACTTATACAATTGACTTTACATTACCTAATGGTATCTTAGTTGAGACAAAAGGCCGATGGGTTCTTGAAGATAGGAAGAAACATCTACTTATAAAAAAACAACATCCAGAATTAGATATTCGAATGGTATTCCAATCTTCCAAAACAAAAATAAGGAAAGGATCAAAAACTACTTATGCAATGTATTGTGATAAACATGATATACCATGGGCAGAGAAGGTTATTCCGGAGAGTTGGCTTAAGGAGAAAAAAAGCTCGTCAAAAGGTTGATCTTACGAGATATTTTTAATATATTCATATTAATAAAATTTTTTATTGAATTTATTTAATAAAAACATTATTATTGAAAGTATTGAAAATGATAATGAAATAAGTATAACTAATAAATGAGCAAATGAGCAAATTCTCTATCATAAGTCTTCTTGAAACTGTAATGGGTCGTGGGAAGATAAACTCCAATGATAATATTGCATTCCATTGTCCATTCTGTCATCATAATAAAAAGAAGATGGAAGTTAATATTGTAACTCAATATTGGCATTGCTGGGTATGTAATGCGGCTGGCAGGAAACTTCCTATATTATTTCGTAAACTAAATGTTCAACGAGAAAAGATAGCCAAACTAGTAGAGTTATTAGATGATGTAGAATGGCGTCCAACAAAGACAACTACAGATACTCCGGTATTACAATTACCTGAAGGATATAGGCCATTATGGGAATTGCAAGAAATGAGTCCGGAGTATAGAAATGCTATTCATTATCTTAAAGGACGTAATATTACTATACATGATATATTAAAATATAGAATTGGTTATTGTAGAAAAGGTTCATATAAGGGTAAAATAATTATTCCTAGTTATGACGCAAATGGTAGTTTAAATTATTTTGTAGCACGCGCATATTATGCCGAAGATAAATATAAACATAAAAATCCTCCGGCATCAAAAGATATTGTTGGATTTGAATTACATATTAACTGGAAGATGCCTATTATATTAGTAGAAGGAGCATTTGATGCAATTGCTATTAAACGTAATTGTATTCCTTTATTTGGAAAGACAATATCAAATACATTGAAAAAAAGAATTGTTGAAAAAGGAGTTAAAGACATTTACATATGTTTAGATTTAGATGCTAGAAAACAAGCATTAGAAACGGCCGAGTATTTTATGTCAAATGGATTGAATGTATTCTTCGTAGATATAACAGGAAAAGATCCTAGCGAATTAGGATTTGAAAAAATAACAAATGTGTTACATGAAACACATATAATGAATGAAACAGAATTAATGGAACAAAAGATTTTATGCGCACTATAGATATTGGAATTGAAAAGATAGATAAGATTTATCATATAGCAGATGTACATGTTAGAAATGTAAAACGACATAAAGAATATCAGTTAGTATTCAAAAGGCTATATTCTTATATTAAGAAAACAAAGACAGATAATTCTGTAATATATGTAGCCGGAGATATTGTACATGCTAAAACAGATATGTCACCAGAGCTAGTAGCAGTTGTATCTGATTTCTTTAAAAAGTTAGCAGATTTAGCACCTACATTGATAATTACTGGTAATCATGATTGCAACTTAAATAATAGTTATCGACTAGATGCCCTTAGTCCGATCGTTAAAGCCTTAAATCATCCAAGCCTACACTATCTTAAAGACAATGGTATATATTATATATCAGGAGTACACTTTAACGTATTATCTGTGTTCGATAAGCCAGTTGATTATATAAGAGCTGATAGTTTTGAGGGAGATTATAAAATAGCATTACATCATGGGTCGGTACATAATGCTTCGACGGATGCAGGATTCACTCTTAGTAATACTCATGTTACAACAAAAATGTTCGAAGGACATGATTTAGTGTTATTAGGTGATATACATAAGCCACAATATCTAGATGATGAAAAGACAATTGCATATGCAGGTTCATTGATCCAACAAAATCATGGCGAAGCATTGGGACATGGAATTATGGTATGGGATCTAGATACTAAGAAATGTGAGTTTGTCGATATACCAAATGATTATGGATATTATACATATCAGATCGATAATGGCAAGATTACAAATCCTAGTGATAAGATTCCAGTACGTCCTAGACTAAGATTAAAAGTAAAAGATACAGATTCTGCTACATTGAAAGAGATTGTCGCAAAAATAAAATCTCAGTACAAAGTACAAGATATATCAATTCAGAAAATAAATGCATTAAATACAACGGATTCGAAAAAGAAAATTAACTTTGGAAATATACGAGATGTGGAGTGGCAGAATAAAGTTATTTCAGAATATCTATCAGATGAATATGCATTAGATGATGAATTATTAGATACTGTAAGGCATATTAATAGAACAGTTCATAGTAAATTACCAACAAGTACATTAACTAGAAATATTACATGGACGCCAAAGACATTTGAATTTTCAAACATGTTTAGTTATGGATCAAATAATATTATTGATTTTACAAATATGCATGGGTTGTATGGATTATTTGCTCCTAATGCATCTGGCAAATCAACATTGTTAGATGCATTATCATTTGCATGCTTTGATAGATGTAGTCGAACTAAAAAAGCTAAACATGTATTAAATAATAAAAAGTCTAACTTTCATTGTAAATTTGAATTTGAATTAGGCAAATATACTTACTTTATTGAACGTAAAGCTAAAAAACATGGCAATGGACATGTTAAAGTAAATGTTAATTTTTGGAGAGTTGATGCATCTGGTAACGAAGAAAACTTAAATGGTGATCAAAGAGATTCTACAAATAAAATAATTCAACAATATTTAGGATCATATGATGACTTTGTCTTAACTGCATTATCATTACAAAATAATAATACCGGATTTATTGATAAGAGTCAAAGAGAAAGAAAAGAACTACTATCGCAGTTTTTAGATATTGATATATTTGAACAATTATATAGTATAGGACATGAAGATATTAGAGAGACGGCTGCATTAATTAGAGAATATAAGAGAAAAGATTTTTCAACCGACTTGGCAGCAGCGAATGATGTAATTACTCAATACACTGGTTCATACGAACAAATGAAATTAGATAAGTCCGAACATGAAGAAATGAAGACAAATCTTAACGATATTATTTTTACTATGACCAAAGAATTAAAAAAGGTTGATGATACATTAAGAAGTCCAGAAGATATTGAATTAGACATCGAAAGGATGGAAGATGAGTTGATAGAAGTTATTTCGGATAGAGATACTCAAAAAGAAATAATTCGTGAACAGAAGAAACTTATTAAAGAAACGAATCAAACACTTAATAAAATTGATGTTGATGGATTAAAAGAACAGTTGACATTAAAGGTAGAGTATGAATCACAAGTATTGCAATTAGTAAATGATTTGAAAGTAAAATCACTTAAAATACAACATGCTCAAAAAATGGTATCTAAATTAGATAAACATGAATGGGATGAAGATTGTAGTTATTGCATGGCTAATCCATGGTTGCAAGAAACAAAACAAGTTGCAGACTTATTGCCTAAATTGATAGATGAAGAACAGGTTATAGAATTTGATATAAAACATGTTGGTAATAATATTGATGAGATAGTAGCAGAAAAGCCTAATGAGAAGTTAGAATTTTATGATAATTTAATGAATGGCCGTAACGAAGCTAATTCAACATTAATATTACAAGAATCAGAACTTGAACAATTCAAATGGAAGATTCATAAATGCCGCGATGATATCAAAACCAGTAAAGCAGAATTAAAAAAATCATTAAGACAATTAGATAATCAAGAATATAATAAGACGAAAGATTTAGAAATACAAGAAGTTAGAGACGAGATATCAACAGTTAGTTCCGAATTAGTCCAATTAGATTCTAAGTTATTAACTCTGTCTGGCAAATTGAAAATGGCAGAAAAAACAAGGAGTGATGCACAAGGAGGCATTGATAGACTAAAAGAATTAGAACAACAATATTCTGGATACGAATATTATCAAAAAGCTGTTAACAGAGATGGAGTGCCATACCATTTAATTACAAAGGCATTACCACAAATAGAATCTGAGATTAATAATATACTTAATCAGGTTGTTGAATTTACAATCGTATTACATACAGATGGCAAAAACATAAATGCACATATTGTATATGATGATGACAATTATTGGCCATTAGAATTGACATCAGGAATGGAAAAGTTTATTTCATCATTAGCAATTAGAACATCTTTAATTAATGTATCAAATCTACCTAGGCCAAACTTTTTAGCAATAGATGAAGGATTTGGTGTATTAGATTCTGATAATTTGAACTCAATGTTCTTATTATTTGATTATCTAAAGTCTCAATTTGGATTCTTGATGTGTATTTCTCATATAGATGCTATGAGGGATATAGTAGATAAATTAATTGAAATCAAAAAAGTTAACGGATATTCTGAAATTAATTTTAACCAATAGAAACCGGTTAGCCTGATATTTATTATAAAATAAAGGGTAAGTTATATGCCGGCAGGAACATGGAATCTAGGTCGTTTAAGAAAAAGAGCTGATTATGTAGGTCTTAAAGACTTAGGTATATCAATAATCGATCAAACAGTTAATTCTGACAACTATTTTAACATAACAGAATTTCCAACTCAGTTAACGGGTGGTAAGAATTTATTTAAGATTAAAGCTAGTGCTAACACATTAGTTAAAGATTCTAAAATACATATTGAAGTATTGGATTCGAATGGTAGTCCATTATATTATGAACCAATTAATTATCTAGAAGCAGATGGTACTCGAGTAATTGCAATATATGTATATCCAGATGCTCCGTACGGTACAGCAACTGTATATGTAGCAGGTAGAGCGCGTGTTGATCAAAATGGAAATACATTACGAGTTAGTCAAAATGT